CGGTAAGGTGCGCGCTGCAGGCAGCACCATCCGCGGCTTTCAAGGGGCGGCGGGCGGTGTTATCCGCTGGATCCGGTTGGTCAACGACACCGCCGTGGCGGTGGATCAGTTGGGGATGCGGCAGGGCGCTGCGGCGGTTTACTTAGACGCATGGCACCGGGATCTGCCTGAATTCCTTCAACTGCGCACCAACAACGGCGACGACTGTAAGTTATCGAATAACCTGCAATAATGGGAACCAACGAACCCTTATAAACCCTTAAAGTCCCTTACACGGTGAGAAATCCCGTGAATAGGGGCTTTTTTAGGCTTATAGATCCTTTTTACCCCTTAAAATTTTAATGGGAACCAGAATTCACATTGAAAAACGAAAAATCATAGAAATGCCTGAAAATGGAGGGAAAAAAGCTCAATAAAAAGCGGGGGTTTAAAGCCTTTTAAAATTTTTAAAATTAAAATGCGGAAACGGGAGAAAGTATTGATAATTCAAGGGTTTTCGGCATTTGAAAGGTTTTAAAAGACCGTTTAAAACAATAAAATTTAAAAGCAATTATAAAAGTGAAAAATGAGAACTTAATGGGAACCAGTTAATGGGAACCAAAAAAGAGCCGGTCAGTTAATTGACGCGGCCCTTTTTTTATTGCTGGTAGGCAGTCCAGCAAGGTGGTAAATGCACTAAGAATATATCATAATATGAAAAAATGGTCAATGATACTCAAATGAGGACTATCAATCCTCGGACAAAGATTTCAGATAAAATTCAGCAGCTTTTCCCAGAACAATATTTTTTTCCACTTCAGAAAGTGAAGAAAAGTATTTCAGGAGTTGCTGAGTAGATGTGTCATTAAGTTCAAGATCTGCCTGATTGCATTCATCTTTCCCGGTAAGCAAAAAGTCAGATGTGATCCCAAAGTATGCTGCGATAGTAGGAATCAGCGATGCTGGCGGATCAGTTTTTCTATTTTTCCAACCGCTGACGGTTTGCTTCGGAATGCCCGTTGCTTCGCAAAAATCTTTCTGGGAAACCTTTTTCTCATCTAATAATTTAAAAAAGCGCTCATTTATAGTCATAGCCCCTCCAATAATCCTCACATGAATATATAAAATCCTCAATTTTAATTGACAAATCCTCAAATGAGGATTATTATAATAATGTATCAATCATACAAGACCGATTATAGCACAGAATCCGATAACGGAATAGGTTATTTTGTATCGCTGATACAGAATTTTATAACGGAATACGTTAGGAGGGCAGGCAGAATGAAGAACAGAAAAGTGCGAAATTTCGCTGAGTTTGCCTTATGGACAAAAACCAGGATGCTGGAAAGAGGCATCAGCCAGAGAGAACTGGCCGCAGGAATGGGAACACACCAGGCCAGGATCAGCGAGGCTATCACAGGGAAGCCATCAGGAAAGAAGTTTATCATTCCGCTGATCCAGGAACTGGGCGGAAACATGGATGATTTTAAAGACTTTTTAAACACCGTTTAAAAGAGTCGAAACCGGCAGAGGCCGGTCATGCAGGGATAGCCTCCTGCATCTGATGAGGACAGGCTGAAAAGGTGGTGGAAATGTATGGCGCAGATGCTGACAGCGAAACAGGTTGCAGAGGTAAAAGGCTGTAGTCCACGTTATATTAAGAAAATTATACAAGATGGGAAATTAAAGGCGGTAGAGACTGTTAATAGCAAAAACCGGAAAACTTACCTGGTACCGCTGGATGCGTTGGATGAGGAACTGCAGCACAAGTATTATCAACTGATTGCAGAAAACCCTCCGGAAGAGGTAGAACGGCCAGAGCCGGAAGTAGAGAAAGTTGCGATTGATGAGTTTACCGAGGATGAACGAAAGGAAATTGATTTCTGGATCGACCTCACCAAGCGCTGGCAGTCATATAGAAAGATGCCAGGAGTTACTTCCCTGGCTGAAGTAGATAAAAAGTTCGTAACGCTCTGCAGCCTGGAATATCCAGAGCGGAGCATATCAGTAGATACGCTTTACAGAAAATGGAATGCCGTGAAGGCTGATGATATGAAGGCGCTGGTTGATAAGCGGAACAAATGGAAGAAAGGGACAAGCTCCATAGATGAAACGATATGGCAGGCTTTCCTGTATTACTATCTGGACGAAGCCCAGCATCCGGTAACCAAGTGCCTGGAGTACACAAAGATGTGGGCGCAGGAAAAGCGTCCGGATCTGTATACGCAGATCCCGGCCTATCCTTCTTTTTACCGGAGACTGAAAAGTGTTCCGGAGGGAGTAAAGGTTCTGGGCCGTGAAGGTCACAAGGCATTCAATGACCGCTGTGCTCCATACATCAAACGTATTTATGATGAGATGCAGAGCAATGAGTGGTGGATCGCTGATAACCATACCTTCGATGTAATGGTGAGGGATAAGTCAGGCAAGCTGCACAGGCCATATCTGACAGCCTTCCTGGATGCAAGAAGCGGAATCTTTACAGGGTACTACATTACATATAACCCAGGTTCAGAGGCAACGCTGATCGCGCTCCGGAAGGGAATCCTGGAATATGGCATCCCGGATAACATCTACGTGGATAACGGTCGAGAGTTCCTGACCTTCGATATTGGCGGCCTTGGCCACCGGAAGAAGAAGCCAAAGAATGGCGAGGAAACCTTTGAACCGCCGGGCGTATTCAAACGCCTGGGAATCAATATGACAAATGCTATCGTCCGAAATGCGAAGGCGAAGATCATTGAGCGCCGGTTCAATGATGTGAAGAACGGCCTTTCCAGACTGTTCAATACTTACACGGGCGGCAGCGTGGTGGAAAAGCCAGAGCGTTTGAAATATGTCCTGAAGAAAGATGCCATTTACACAGACGATGAGTTCCAGGAGTATGTGGATGCAATTCTGAAGTATTACTTCAACATGATGGAATACGATGGCCCGGTGGCAGAAGACAAAGGAAAGCTCAAAATGGATGTGTTTAATGAGCATCTGATTAAGCGCCGGGTGGCAGCCGCAGAAGAATTGAACCTGATGCTCATGAGAAGCAGCCGTCCACAGGCCGTGGGCCGCCGGGGAGTGCATCTGGATATCAATGGAGGCCGCCTGGAATATTGGAACGATGAACTGTTGATGAGACATTTCGGTGAGAAGGTATACTTCCGGTACAATCCGAATGACCTGAAGGAAGTCCGGATCTACAACCTGGAAGACAAATATCTGATGACGGTTCCGGTAGATAATACGGCGGTTCTTACATATGGCGCAACCAAGGATGATGTGAAGGCCGGAATGGCAGTGACCAGGAAGCTGGAGAAGATCGCGAATGAATATAAAAAGAACGTGGTCATCGCAGAAGCCGACCGGGTTACCGCGCTGGATCTGGTACTTCGCCAGGCACAACGCAACAAAGAAAGCTACACAGGCAAAGCAGACCCGAAGGTACTGGAGGTTCAGCGGGCAGATGAAACACCGGTATATCAGAAAGTGGTCGGCGGAGTCGATCTTGACACAATGATTGAAAATGCAGCCAAAAGGCAGGGAGGTAAATGATGGGAAAACAGTATAATACAGAACTTCAGGCGAAAGTTGAAACGTACATGAAGGAAACGGGAATCAGCCAGGCAAAGCTGGCCCCGATGATGAACCTGAGCGGAGCAGTATTAAGCCAGTACCGCCGCAGCGTTTATGACAAGGGTGATGTAGGTGATGTAGAGCGTAAGATCCGTGAGTTCTTCCAGATCAAGGAGGAGCAGGCTGAAAACGCCAAGAAGACCGAGTCTTTCAATGCGGTACGGGGATATGTGGCAACCTCTATTTCAGAGAGCATTTACAAGATGATCCGTTACTGCCAGCTTGAAAAGGGGATCGTAGTTATTGACGGAGATGCCGGAATCGGGAAGACCAAAGCGGCTACCAAGTTCCTGCGGGACAATCCGGCAACGGCGATCTATATCAGCACCACACCGAGTACCAGCTCTGTAAGAAGCCTTTTAAGGATGATTGCAAGGGCGTTGAAGATTTCGGAAAACCAGAGAACAGAAGACCTTTCCATTTCAATCCGTGAACGGCTGAGAAGTTCTGATAATGTCCTGATTATTGATGAAGCCCAGAACCTGAAGTTCATGGCCCTGGAAGAAATCAGAGGCTGGGTGGATGAAGACCCGATCACCGGGAAGCCTGGCATCGGAATCGCACTGATCGGAAACGATGAGGTCTACAACAAGATGCTTGGAAGACAGGAAGCGATCTTCTCACAGCAGTTTAACCGGACGAAGCTCCACGGGCGGTACCGGGCTACGAATGTAACCAAAGAAGATGTTGAGAAGTTATTCCCTTCCCTGGTGGAGAAAGGAATGACACCGGAGCTGACATACCTCTACAATGTCGGCCACAGCAAGTGGGGAGTGCGCGGCATGGTAAACGTATTCACAGCAGCCGCCAATAACCAGGATGTTTCCCTGGAAGGTCTGCAGAAGGTAACAGGCCCGCTGGGAATCTATTTATAAAATCAATCAAACGGAGGTAAATGCAATGAAGTACATGACAGGAAAAGCAAAAATGATGGTGACAGGGATCGCGCTTGGAACGGTGGCCGCCGGGGGAATGGCGGCGCTGATCGCAGCGGGCAAGGTCGGAGTGGCCGGAAGCCTGGTTGTGGTATTCCTGATGGCTCTGGCGGGAGTTAGCGGCTGGATGATCGGCATTCAGATGCGGGTGAAGATCGAACATGACCGGGCATGGATGAAAGGATATCGTGATGGAAGGGAGAGTTCACTCCCGCCGATCACTGTAACCACCGAGCGTATGCTCATCCGGTACAGGGAAAATCCGGGGCTGTAAAGCCCCACCTTAATGCAGCCATCCGGAAGGATGCCGGTCACAAGCCCGGATAAAGGCAGAGTGAGGTAAAACTGAATAAGGAGGTAAGTGCAGCGTGAAGAACGGAAAGAAGCCGACACTGGCCCAAAAGAAGTTCCTGCAGGGAAAAGGGCTGGTACCGGAGAACTGGCTGATCGTGAAGGATACGCCGGTGGAGCTGGTGGTAGTCAGCCGGGCCGCGCTCCTTAAAAGAACAGGGAAGACAAGAACTTTCAGGAAGGAGCGACTATGAAAGCCATGGAGAAAAAAGCCACTCCAATGCCGGAAGAACTGGAAAGAGAGTGGAACGAAGTGCGAGTTTGCTTCCGGTTGCTTCAGTGCAGGAGAGCCAGAATTGTGACGAAACGGATGCTGGACGGTTCTGTGAAGCGATATACCGAGGTCAGAAAGGCGGGTGGATGAGATGGTACAAAGAGAAGAAATGTACTTTGAACCGCGCTGCGTAGGTTCTGACCTGCGTATTCGCTGGTATGGTGAACAGTATTCAGCGCCGGAGCTGGAACGCCATTATGAGGAGACGGTTTACATCCGGGACAGCGGAAAAGAGCTGATGGTTTACAGCATGGAGGCAGACTGCTGGGATGAGAAGGCGAAGATAAAGGCAACATTTTCCCTGATCTGCCGGATTCAAAAGCACAGCACCGGATTCCGGTACGGTAGAAAAATCCAGTAGGAGGAGAGAAGATGCCAGCCAAGTCAAAACGCCTGACCAATAAAGAGAAAGCACTCAAATCGAAAGTCAAAAAGGAACTTCAGGAACAAGGGCTCCTGCCGCCAGACAAACCGAGATTGAACCGGAGAAAGTTTGCTAAGGAAGCAGCCGAACAATTTGATAAAGAAATCAATCTCATGAATCCGATGGATGTGTTTTGGTTTCATAATGCCCTCACATTAGTTACAGCCGGAACTGATGTGCTTCCAATCACTTCAGAACAGGTGGGAGTCTTTAAGCTTATGAAAATAACTGCGGAGATAAAAAAGCTTCATGAAGAAACCAAGAAGTCTGGGAAGGAAGTAACTGTCCGGGATGTGTGCAAAATATCGGATTCTATTATGAAGCTATAAACGCAAGATATTCCAGGGGCGCTTGCCCCTCTTAATGCAGCCGCCGGTAAGGCGATGGTCGCAAGCCCATGAAATGCAGAGCGGGAGAGGAGGTCTATCATGACTGTAAGCAAGAGAGTAGCCAAGAGTGGCGCGGTTACACTTCCACGTCAGCTCCGTCAGGAGACTGGCATTCTTCCGGGTGTTCCGGTAGATATCGAAGCAGATGAGGACGGGGTACATATCCGTAAGCATGTTCCTACCTGTCACTTCTGCGGAACGGTGGACGATGTTAAAACGGTCTGCGGCATTGAGATCTGCCGCGGATGTGCAGAAAAGATCATGGAGGAGTTTAAAGGATAATGGATGCGGCGGAAGTAAAAAAGAAGGTTGACCGTCTGGCAGAGTTAGACCGCCAGATGGTTGCCGTTAAAGGTGAAATGGAAACAATCAAAGCCTGGTTCGAGAAGCAGGCCACGGATGATCTCCGGGATACGAAGAGCAAAACCGTAGAATATTGGGGAAGCGAAAATTCCAAAGTGGTGGTCGGAAACAGCGAGACCGTGAAACCAATCTCCATGACAATGGTAAAGAAGCTCCTGGGGGATGTCTTCAAGGACTTTGTAAAAGAAGATGTTTCTTATAGTATGTCAGCCCCGGCAAAGCGGCTTTTTTCCATGATGTATATGGGAAATTTCACCGAGGGAAGCCTGGACGCTACGATCAGCGCCATCACAAAGGATGAGAAGATCCAGAGAACACTGAAGAAGAAATTGAAAGGCAAATATGAAAAGGACACAGAAACCCTGATGAAACTGGTGGGCCTTTCAGAACAGGAAGCCAGTGACTGGGCTTACCTGGCATCCGAAGTGATCAACTGGGAATGGATGCTGCAGATATTAAAAGCGGCAGAGTGGGGAGGCACACCGCAGGAAGCGGTGGAAGTGATCCGGGCAGCCATATTCGTGGATGAAGGAATCAAGGTAACTGTAGAGGCGGAAAAATAGCAGGAAGGAGCAACGGTAAATGCGAAAGATAGAATCATTCCAGATGAAGAAAATCTATGCTATAGGTCATGCTTTGGGAATAACCGGAAATGGAAGCGAAGATGAGCTTCATATACTGGTGTCGGGCGTTACAGGTAAGGATTCCATAAAGGAACTTTCCTACCAGGAGGCCATGGCGGTGATTAAAAGGCTGGAGGATCTGCAGGGCGGTACCGCTGCTCCGAAACCATCCAGCAGAAAGCCGAAGGAACATTCACAGAGACCAGGAGGCGTGACCAGCGGCCAGCAGAAGAAAATCTGGGCTTTGATGTACGAACTGAAGAAACGCGATAAGAGTCCGAATGAGGTTCCACTGGGAGACAGACTGTGCGCGGTCATTAAGAAAGAATTGCATGTAGACGCTATTGCGAAGAATCCCTTTGCATGGCTCACCTTCAGCCAGGGAAATACCCTGATTGAAGTTTTAAAAGGGTATTTAAAAAGCCTGGAACGGAAGGAGGAGGCCAGCGATGGGATTGTTAGACCATGTGAAGATAGAAAACCTGGATGAAGATCAGAGAAAGATGGTAGAACTGGTGGGCCTGGACGGGTTTAAAAGTCTTGTCCGGGCTTTTGGCGGCACTACAATCTATATTCCGAAGGCAGAGAGCCTGGAACGGGCGGCACGGGATCAGAAGATCCGGGAAGAATTTGACGGAGGAAATTATAGAGAGCTTGCCGCGAAATATGGACTTACCGAGCGCTGGGTGAGATTTATCCTGTTCGGAAAACTGGATAATCTGGATGATGACATGGAGGGTCAGATGAGCATCTATGATTATCCGGAAGCATTTTAAAAAGTGAAGTAAATTAGTGAAGTGCTTCAAAAGACAGTTCACGGGCCTAAGAGGTACACTTGTGTCAGAAACATGAGTGTATCTTTTTTTATTGGAGGAATTACTGGATGGATGAAGGATGGATCATAACAACCGCCATTACGTTGGGTATTGGCGTAATCTCGTATTTTTTAAAAAGAACCATGAACCAGTTGGACTGCACAGTCCAGCAGCTTCAAAAAATAGAACGGGATTCTGTAACAAAAGCAGATCTGAAGGAAACCACAGACGAATTAAAAAAAGACATCAATAAGATCCGTGAGGATTATACACCCAAGGAGACTCACAGTAAGGATTTTGATGGGTGCCAGAAGGAGATTAAGGAGATCCGGCAGAATTACCTGACAAAGGATGATTTCATTCGTGAGATCAATAAGGTGGATCGGAAAGTGGAACAGATGTTAAATATGATGATCGAAATGACAAGAAATGGAGGTTCACAATGAACAGAGAACAGGAAAAGAGAAGACTCCGGGCAGGAGCTTTTATGGTGAATAACGGCAGGGTACTCATGACAATCAACCTGCTCCGGGAAAAGTACAATGCTTTAAGAAGTGTTGAAAAAGGTTTAAAAGCGGAGGGGATTGAGCGTCAGGAGTTCATCGACTCCGTGAATTTTCTCCATGAGGAGGGATATATCTATCTGCGTGATATGGAAAGCAGGGAACCGGCTAATCTGGCCGATGTGGAATATCAGACGCTGGAAGCAAAAGTAACCGGCAAGGGCATCCGGCTCCTTGGCGGCGGCATCACGGATGAAATGGTTGATCTGGACGGCTGATGGAACAGGAGCGTAGAAGACGCAGCACAGGAAAGGTGGACAGACTGCCGCCGGAGCTTAAAGACACCGTGGAGCAGATGCTCCTTACTGGCTGCACTTACAAAGAGATCGTGGCTTTCCTGAAGGCGAATGGTGAGGAGATGAGCCAGATGGCTATCTGTACCTACGCAAGGAAGTATCTGGCCACGGTAGAGATGATTAACGTGGCACAGAGCAATTTCTCCATGCTGATGGATGAAATGAACCGTTATCCGGATCTGGATACTTCGGAAGCCCTGATCCGGCTGGCAAGTCACCACGTTTTAAATGCCCTGACCAATGTAGATGAGGAACAGATGAAAGAAGTTCCTATCGAGAAGCTCATTAAGGAAACCAACGGTTTGATCCGCGCTGCTGCATATAAGAAGCGGATCGAAGTACAGAACAAAGAAAACTATGAGGCGGGACTGGAAGCTGTTCAGAGCATGGTATTTGAGACCATGGCAAAGGATAATCCGGAACTGTACCGTCAGGTCAGCGCTTACCTCAATAAGAAAAAAAGCGAAGGAATGGAGGGATAGGCTGTGTGGTATGTGATTCAGGTTAAAACTGGAGAAGAAAGCGGAATTGCAAGGAGGCTGAAAAACCAGGCAATCCGAGCCGAGGTTCCCATTGAGAACCGTCCCATCCGGTCTGGTGGGGCATGGACAAAAAAGGAATATATTCTGTTCCCAGGATATGTGTTCCTGGACATGGATTTCACGGCCAGAAACTATTACCGGGTAAAAGAGGTTCCGGGAGTGATCCGGTTCCTGGGGGACAGTAAGGCACCATCGACACTGTCCTATCTGGAAGCTGAATGGATCAGAATTCTTTCCGGCAATGGAGAGCCGCTGGAACCGACTCTGGTAAGGGAAGACGGAAGCGGTGGTATCACTGTCATCAGTGGAGTTTTAAAACAGTTAGAAAACAGAGTTTTAAAGTGGGATAAAAGAAGCCGGAAGGCAACTTTTGAAATTACGATCTGCGGCGAAGCCAGACAGGTGCAGCTTGGGATCGAAGTGGAAGGTGGCGGAGAACTGCAGGAAGCTGGAAGCGATGCTTCACAGGATGCGGCACAGCCATTATTACAAGACGCGACTTAAAACATGACCGGTTGATTCGTCCCGGCTGTGTTCGGGACGCAGGCATAAAGAAAAGGAACTGAGCAGAAAAGGACGCTGGTCGGGTGGCGAAGCCCGGCCTTTTGGCTTCCTCTGTCCGGTTCCTTTTCTCTTTGCCTGTTATTCCCCTTTTAAAAGCGTTAGGAAGCCGTTTAAAACCGTTTAAAGGTCTGTGGTCGGGGAAATTACCACATAAAGGCAAAATGAGCCGTATGGGGCGAATTTGAACAGGGAAAGATGCGGGACGGAGGTGAAATGTCATGCGGAGAGGAAAAGACGCAAGTCTGAAGGCGCTGATCAGCGCGATGGCGGAAGCGGAAAGCAAAAGTTACTACGAAGAACAGGAGAATGCTTTAAACGATCTTTCTGGTCTTTTAAAAACATTTTTAAACAGGGATGATTCACCAGAGCGTGTCCGGATCAGGAAAGATTATGAAGCGGGCGCAGCTCTGACTGGAAAAGGCGGAATCCGGCAGCGCCTTGGTGCTGTTGATATGGAATTCTTCGGAAGGGCCTACTTTCCGCATTATTTTTCCAGACCGTCTCCGGAATTTCACCGGGAACTGGATGCCATCTGGCAGGATGGAGTCTTAAAGGGGCTTACACCAAGCACATCGGGGCTGGTCAAGCAGATCAGCCGGATGAATGGCTGCAAGCGTGTAGTGGCAGCTCCTCGTGGACATGCCAAGTCTACCAGCCTGACGTTTAAAGGAACGATCCACGCCGTTGTATATGGGTATAAGCATTATCCGATCATTATCTCAGATAGTTCGGATCAGGCGGAGGGCTTCCTGGATAACATCCGTGTGGAGTTTGAAGAAAACGAAGCGATCCGGGAAGATTTTGGAGATCTGACCGGAAAAGTCTGGAGGAGCAATGTTCTGGTGACCAGCACCAATATCAAGGTGGAGGCGATTGGCTCCGGCAAGAAGATCCGAGGCAGGAAGCACCGGAACTGGAGACCGGATCTGCTGATCCTGGATGATATTGAGAATGATGAAAATGTCCGGACACCGGAGCAAAGAGCAAAGTTGGATAGCTGGTTTAAAAAAGCGGTTTCTAAGGCCGGTGATGATTATACAGATATTGTCTACATCGGAACCCTGCTCCATTATGACAGCTTATTAGCAAATACTCTTAAAAACCCTGGATACAAGGCGATTAAGTACCGGGCAGTTATATCATTTTCGCCGGAGGCAGACCTATGGCAGGAGTGGGAAAATATCTTCACTGACCTGTCTGATGAAGACCATGAGGAAAATGCGCGAAAGTTCTTTGAGGCACACCGGGAAAAGATGCTGGCCGGGACAGAAGTTCTCTGGGAGGAAAAGCTTTCTTACTATGACCTGATGGTCATGAAGGTGACAGAGGGTGAGGCCTCCTTTAACTCTGAGGAACAGAATGAACCGATCAACCCGGAAGACTGTGTTTTCAACGAGGAATGGTTCGACTACTACAACGAAGCAGAAATGGACTTCAAGGACAAGGATTTTCAGTTCTTTGGCTTTGTCGATCCTTCCCTTGGAAAAACCAAGAAAAGCGACTTTTCTGCGATCATCACACTTGCGAAAAGCAAGGTTACTGGTTACATGTATGTACTGGATGCGGATATTGAACGGAGGCACCCGGATCGTATCATCACGGATATCCTGGAGAAAGAACGCTGGCTGAAGCGTGATTTTGGACGGGGCTATAAAAAGTTCGGTGCCGAGACTGTACAGTTCCAGTGGTTTTTAAAAGAGGAACTGGCCAAGGCATCCGCCAGGGCCGGTCTGTATCTCCCGATTGAGGAAGTACCGCAGACCAGCGATAAGACCATGAGAATTCAGACCATGCAGCCAGATGTAAAGAACCACTATATCAAATTCAACAAAAAGCATAAACGGCTCCTGGAACAGATGTTCCACTTTCCGATGGGCGCTCACGATGATGGCCCGGATGCCCTGGAAGGCTGCCGGACAATCGCCAAGAAAAGCAAGCGGTTCCGGATCATGGACAGGAGAGCGGCTGGATTGTAAAGGAGGCGGTATATTATGCCGGTTATTTATATGGACAGGGCTTCTGCAGAAAGCCTGACAGAAAAAGATATTCGGGAGATCATAGATGAAAACCTGATGGATCTGAAATATGGGATGTTGACTGATTACTACGTGGGGCAGCACCGAATTCTTTCAGAGACCAAGAAAGACAGTACAGCACCGAACAACCGTCTGGTTAATAACATGGCGAAGTACATCACGGATACGGCAACCAGTTATTTTGTTGGGCAGCCGGTTGTCTATAACTCCCAGGATGATGCTTATCTGCAGACGGTGCAGGATATTTTTGATTATAACGATGAGCAGGATCATAACATGGAGCTGGCTAAACAGTGCAGCATCTGTGGGAGCTGCTTTGAAATGCTATATCTTGATGAGGACGCGCAGATCCGTTTTGCAAAGGTGGCACCGTCTGATCTGATTATGATTTATGAGAGTGACAGCGGCCATGCCCAGCCTATGGCGGCGATCAGGAGCGTCCGGTCTGTCGATAAAGATAAGAATGTGATCTTGAAGGTGGAGTTCTGGAATGCGTACCAGGTTCTCCGGTTCCGGTCATTCAATAACGGGTACTTGAACCTGGAGGCGATTGAAGATCATTACTGGCAGGATGTCCCCTTTGTGGAGTACATCAATAATGAGGAGCGCCGGGGAGATTTTGAGGGCGTTATCACGGAGATTGATGCCTACAATAAGGCCCAGAGCAATACGGCGAATTACTTCCAGTACAACGATGATGCTATTTTAAAGATCCTGAAGCTGGGAGATGTGAGCAGTGATGATGTTCGGGACATGAAGGAAAAGGGTGCGATCATTCTGGATGATGGAGGAGATGTCCAGTGGCTGCTGAAGCAGGTGGATGATACCGCAATGGAGAATTTTAAGAACCGGCTGCGGGAGGATATCCATACCATGTCCCATGTTCCACATTTGTGTGATGAGTCGTTTGGCGGGAACCTTTCTGGAGTAGCAATCGCTTATAAGCTCTGGGGCTTGGAACAGTTATGTGCCATGAAAGAGCGGAAGTTCAAAAAGGGGCTGCAGCGCCGGATCGAGCTGATTACCAATATCCTGAATATTAAGGGTGGCCATTATGATTATAAGGACATCACTCCGAAATTCCGCAGGAACAAACCGGAAAACAATCTGGAACTGACACAGATCGCAACGCAGCTCTCCGGACTGCTTTCCACGGAGTCAAGGCTGCAGATGCTGCCATGGGTGGAAAACGTCCATGATGAGATGGAAAAGCTGGAGGAAGAAAAAACCAAGGATGTTGACGAATTCGGCACCTATGAGAATTTTGCCAAAGCATTTGAGAGCCAGCAGAACGGCATGACTGCCGGAAAGGCTGCGGAGGGCGTAGATGAGTCAGAAAGAACGGAATGAATGGATTGAACGGGCCAAGGAAAGGGTTCTGAGAAATGCCAAGGAAACCGACACCTATGCCAGGGATATCATGGATCTTTATGATGAGACGGCCAACCAACTGGAAAATGAGATCAATGCCATGTTCCAGAAGTATGCCCAGGATAACAAACTGGATAACGCGGAAGCGGAAAAGCTCCTGTCCGGCGAGGAATACAGCCGCTGGAGAAAGAGCATGGATAAGTATGTGGCTGAGGCCCAGACGGATTCCAGGACGCTGCTGGAGTTAAATACGCTGTCTGCCAAGTCCAGGATCAGCAGAAAAGAGCAGCTTCTTTCGCAGATTTATCTGCAGATGATAAACCTGGCCGGGGATACAGAAACAAAGCTGACAGATCTTCTTGGCGATATGTTTAAAACCAATTATTACCGTAGCTGCTATGATATTCAGAGCATCATGGGAGTAGGCTTTACGGTGGCGAAGGTTGATGAGAAGATGCTGAAGCGTATTCTGGAGTTTCCGTGGTCAGGCAAAAATTATTCCCAGGCGCTGTGGGAGGATACGGATAAGCTGGCGGCTCTTGCCAGAAGGGAACTGACCATGGGCTTCATGTCCGGGGCCAGCGTCCAGAAAATGGCAAAATCCATAGATGATGTGATGCACCGGGGGCGTAAAAATGCGGAGCGCCTGGTGAGAACAGAAAGCAGTTACTTTTCTAATCAAGGCCAGATACAGTCCTATCAGGAGCTTGGAATTGAGGAATACATTTTCTTGGGAGGTGGCTGTGAGATATGCCAGGCTTTAAATGGTCAGGCATTTAAGTTATCTGAGGCCGAGGCGGGAGTCAATCTGCCACCGATTCACCCGAACTGTAAATGTACTACCAGAGCAAAGCCACGGATTGATATGTTTGCACTGAAGGACGGCGCTAACCAATTGAAAGACAATCCAAAGTTTGAAGAATGGAAAAAACGCTATGTAAAAGAAAAGGCAAAAGAGCCTGCGGAACCGTTGACAGACGCGGAGCAACATGCTATGAATAGTTACATAAGCAGTTCTTCTTACGTTTGGAATGACAAGCTCCGCAGGGGAGAAAAACTGACGAAGCAGGAAGAACAGTACATAAAGGCAATGGATTCCGCACTTCAGAAGATGCCGAAGTATGAGGGAACGGTAAAACGGTCGCTTTCAGATTTCGGAATTCTGGATGTGGATGAGTTTGTTGAATCTTATGTTCCGGGAGAACTGAAGATCTTTAATGAGTATTTATCATCTTCAACCGAAGTATATGATGATAGTTTCCAAATACAGTATGTAATTCAGTCAAAGAATGGTCGAGATATACGAAAGTACAATTCGACAGAGAAGGAAATTCTTTTTGAGCGTGGCTCATCATTTATTGTTACCAGAGTTGATGGACATACAATCTACATGGAGGAGTTGTAATGGAAAAGAAACCATATTCTGATAGACGGTGGTGGGAAGCACCAAAGGCATTTGACAGCGCCTGTAACTCATGCACCAGATATCATGGCTATGCAAAATGTGATACATATCCGGATGGGATACCGGGAGCGGTTATAAGGCAATCGGCTCTGGGAACAAACAACTACAAAGAGGATTTTTGCAGAGATATGCAGAAAAAGAAAGCATGATGGGCACCCGAAGGGGTGCCTATTAAATTACAAAAAATTACATTTAAATGGAGCTTAAACACCTTTTAACCAGCGTTAGAGGGTGTTTTTGTTATACAAAAATTCAAGGAGGACATGAAAATGGATGGAGAAATGACCACCAGCACTCAGACAACTGAAACCGCAGCAACTACATCGGCAGGAACATCTACGGGAGCGGCGGGACAGGCCGCAGGTGCGGAAACCGGAAACCAGGAGAAAGCATCTGCCTTTAAGGAATTTCTTGACGGTCTTTTCGGTGCCAAGCAGGAGAAAAAGGAACCTGGAGCAGAAGAAAAGGCTGCTGAAAAAGGAACAGAGCCGCCTGCAGGTAAAACGGAGGAGAAATCCTTCAGCCAGGCAGATATGGATGCAGCCATTGAAAAAGCAAAGCAGGACTGGGAAGCTCAGGCAGAAGAAGCAAAGAGACAGGCCAAGTTAAGCCCGGAGGAAAAGGCTGCCGAGGAACAGAAAAAGAAAGACGAGCAGATCGCAGAACTGCAGGCGAAGCTCTTAAAGAGTGATCTGCAGAAAAAGGCAACGGCATCCCTGGAAAAAGATGGTTATCCGGTCGGCCTGGCTGAACTGCTGGATTATACCAGTGAGGAGGCCATGGAAAAGAGTCTGTCAAAATTAACAGATACCTTCAAGGGAAGCCTTCAGGCAGCGGTGGAATCCAGACTTCGCGGAAAGACTCCGGCGGGCCTTGGCAATGCGGCAAGCGCAGAAAATATGTTAAGAGATCAGATTGCAAGAAACATCAGAGGATTATAAGGAGGATATGAGACATGAGCGTAAATACAATTCAGACAGCAGCGGTCATTCAGAGTGAACTGGATAAGGCCGCAGTAGAGCAGGCTACTTCCGGATGGATGGAAGTCAATTCCAGCCTGGTGAAATATAACGGAGGATCAGAGGTCAAGATCCCGGAGCTTTCCATGGACGGCCTGGCTGATTATGATCGACAGAACGGTTTTGTAGCCGGTGGAGTAAACTTCAAGTACCAGACCAAAACAATGACCCAGGACAGAGGACGTTCCTTCAGCTTTGATGAGAATGCCGTAGATGAGACCAACTTTGCACTGACTGCGGCTACTGTAATGGGAGAATTCCAGAGAACCAAAGTGATCCCGGAGATTGATGCTTACCGTTACAGCACGATCGCGGCGGCCTGCATCAAGGCAAAGACAGCATCTGGCGGATATGTACCGGCGGAGGATACCATTCTGCAGAAACTTTACTACGACATTGCAACGGTTCAGGAAATCGTTGGAGATAATACTCCGCTGGTAATTACCATCAGCCGCATGGTGGCAGCGATCCTCTCCATGAGTGATAAGCTGTCCAAAAAACTGGATGTAACAGATTTTAAGCAGGGAGATGTAAGCTTTAAGGTTAGGAGCCTGGATGGACAGCATCCACTGATTTCGGTTGGTTCAGAGAGAATGAAGACTGAATATCTGTTCAAAGATGGAAAAACCAGCGGACAGGAAGATGGTGGATTTGCAGCAACGGCATCCAGCAAGAACATTAACTGGATCATCACACCGAGAAAAGCCCCTGTTGCGGTGTCTAAGACAGATAAGATGAGAATCTTTGATCCGGAGACAAACCAGAAGGCAAGAGCTTACGCGATGGATTACCGCAAGTACCATGATA